ACCGCCGCCGCCAATCCTGCGGATAAGCGATAAAAGCGATAAAAGCGATGAAAGGTCACCTGCAATACCCACAAAAAAAATACCTATCACCCGATCAAAAGATTGGAAACCTACCTTTTGGTCTGATCTTTACATAAGCCGATCAGAAAACCCTTGTACTAAAAAACTTGATCCACTACGACCGCATGAATTTCCCCTAAAAATTGTGCGTCATAGAGGAAACCCTACAGATAAAACTAATTTCACCCACCTCCAGGAACTCTGGAATGGGAGAGAAAAACCGCTAGAGATAAAAACAGCGGGACGCAGAACAGACAACCTAACCACCAAAATTAAACCATGACCACTAAAACCGCCGCCGCATTAACTGAATCAAAAGCATTAGTTACCAATATAGAACCTTTGTTCTATAATCTCATCAGGACATCACAACATCACGGCTTGGATACCATCCAGATCAGCACATTGAGGGCAAGGGAAATCGCCGCCGATTTACTTGTGCTTAAAAAGAGATTGCAAGATTTGCAAATAACTGAAACAAAAGCAGAGTCAACAATTGACAGGCATCTAGACAAGATGTTCAACCTATAACCAACATGAGCAAACGATACGACGATTACGATTACACTTGTAAAAACGAAGAATGTGAACATGAGTTCACCCTCCGATTCTATGCCGCAACTCCTAATAGGGGAATGCATGGACGATTTGAAGATGCCGAGCAGGGATCATCCGCATCATGCGATCCCTCCGAGTGTCCCAAATGTGGGGAGGAGGTTTCTACCGAGGATGTAGAATCCGATTGTATGCCCGACCCCGACGATTACATGGAGCCTGATTGGGATTGAACCATAAACACCGCCGCAAAATGAACGTCATTAAAAGCGTCTATGAATCCCAAGAAGAGATTCTAAAATCTATCCAGAATCTCCATTGTAAAGATGGATTTGATTGTGATATGACTTATGGAAACGGATCATTCTGGAAAAATCTTCCAAAACCTATTCTATGCTTTGATATTCAACCTCAAAAGCCAGAATGCATACAGGGAGATAGCCGTTGTCTACCTTTACTTAAAGAGTCTCTCAATAGCATGGTATTTGATCCTCCCTTTTTGACATACGTCAAAGGGGGAAGAGATCACAAAGAAGGAAAAGTTGCTATGACAGCTAGATTCGGTGGATATTGGTCATACACCGAGTTAGAGGATCATTACAGAGACTCAATAAGCGAGGCATACAGGGTATTAAGACCGAAAGGTCACCTTGTCATTAAATTTCAGGACATCATCCACAATCACAAAATGCACAGCACCCATTACAATACGATTGCATGGGCTGAAAGCGAAGGGTTCAGATTAGCAGATTTATTCATTCTTGTGGCTTCCCACAGAATGCCATCACCACAAAAAGGAACACAAAAACACGCAAGGATATTCCATAGCTATTTCCTTGTTTTCCAAAAAACAAAATGAGAGCAACACAATACAACGGAGAGAGGCCAAATTTAGATTGGACACCATTCCTTTTATTTCTCTACCGAGAGTATGATTGGAACTTGACTTCACCTAGATTTCGATCAACATATTTTCCTATCAAAAAAGTCTTGCAAGGGACTAAAACATCAACCACATTAGCACGATGACAACCACTGAAACACCTACCGACACCTTCACTACACCAGCACCAAAGCAGAATGCTTTCCTTGGACTCTATGTTCCGCTTGATCTTAAAGCCAAGATCCATGCCGCCGCAAAATCCGAGCGTAGGAGCATGAGTAGCTTTGCTGTTGGAGTCTTTGAGGAATACTTCAACGAACCATCTCCAGCCCAATGAGCAAGACCATCGCCGCATTGATTCTTCTTCTCTTGCTAATCGCTCTTGCAGTATTAACAATGCCACGATGAAAGAAGGACTTTACAAAAATATCCAAAAAAAGAGGGAACGCATTGCCGCTGGTTCTGGAGAGAAGATGAGGAAGCCAGGATCAAAAGGAGCACCTACTGCAAAAGCATTCCGAGACTCCAAGAAAACCGCTAAAAAGAAATAACACTATGGCTAAAACACCAGCATGGCAGAGAAAGGAAGGCAAATCGGAAAAGGGAGGATTGAATGCCAAGGGAAGGGAATCCTACAATAAAGCAACAGGAGGTCACCTCAAGCCTCCTGCACCTAATCCCAAGACCAAATCAGATGCAGGACGTAAAGCCTCATTTTGTGCCCGAATGAAAGGGATGAAGGCAAAACTTACCAGTGCAAAGACCGCTAAAGATCCCAACAGCAGGATCAACAAAAGTTTAAGGGCATGGAAATGTCACTAACCAATTTCCTTTGGAAATTCATCCAAGGATTAACCAACAACAACAACCATGTCACACACACTAGCGGAACTAAACGAGATCGCACAGGGCGTAGCCAACAAGCTCGGTCACATCAGTCAGGAGCTTCTTTTGGAGATCGAAGCACTCATCAACAAGAAGGAGTGTTCTACCGCCCCTTGCCCCGACCAACAGCCTGTATCGGATGCTACAGAGACCCCTGCTGTTTAACAAATAGATGAAAGCACTCTTTGAACGGATGAAAGGGATGTTTCAGCCTCTCCAGATCAAGGCACTCCCTAACGAGACTTTGATCAATACTCGTAAGCTGTCACCAGTAAAGCGTAAGTCGATCAAGACAGAGGCTACCAAGCCAGTAACAAAGGGTCGCAAGCCCACAACAAAAAGGAAAAAGTAAGATGCCAACGAAAAAAATGCCAAAGACGGAGAAAGCCAAACCTTCCTCCAAGGCTACCAAAATGAAAGCCGCTGGTTCAATGATGAACAAAGGCTACAAGAAGAAGTAAACCTTCCTGTTTGCTCCTAGAGGGACATGAACAAACCCTCTAGGAGCTACTAGCAGGAGCAACCACGCTACCCAACAACATGAACATAAATACAACCACGCAAGAAAGTCAACTCAACGCTTCTTTTGTTAAAGCATTAGGAGAATTACGCAATGTAGCCAAGAATGCCGTCAATCCGCATTTCCGTAACCGCTACGCTTCACTAGATGCTATTCTGGACGATGTTCGTCCTGTATTAGCCGCACATAACCTTGGAATCTCCCAAGAACCCCTCTTTGAAGATGGGAAGGCAGGAGTCGTTACAAGGCTTATCCACGCATCAGGAGAGAGCAGGGAATCGACTTTGTTACTACCGATCAAAGATCAGACTGCCCAGGGGGTAGGATCGGCATTGACATATGCGAAAAGGTATGCCATCTCATCCATCCTTGGAATCACCGCCGATGATGACGATGATGGGGAGCTTGCCAGCAAGCCAGTAGTTGCCAAGCCTGTCATCAAAGCTGAAGCACCGAAAGTAAAGCCAGAGAAGGCTCCAGAGGATACCAAGGGTCTTCCTATCAATCCCCTTGAAATGCTCTCCAGCATGATGTGGAGTGATGAGATCAGTGATGCTCATGTAATTGAGTTTCTTATTGCCAACAAAGCAATCAAGTCAAGGGACATCAAACTCAAGGATGTTCCAGAGAAGTTGATCGAACGTCTCGTCACTGCATGGGACAAGGTTAAGGCATTCAAACCAGCACTCTAATGACGCAAGACAATATTGTAAAAATATACATTTCAGCAACGGAACAATTTACTCCAGATTCAATTGAATGGGAAGGAGTATACGAATTTGCTGATAAGATGATTTCTGAAATTCAGCAATTACTAGACGCTTACCAAACCCCAAAAAATGACTGACGAGCGTAACGGAAAACCATCAGCAAGCGGATTCTCCCGACTTGCCCTATGCCCTGGATCATGGAACCTAGAGCAAACACTCCCCCCACAGGAGGAGAACAAGTACATGGCATTGGGAACAGCAGTCCATGCTGTCCTAGCTGGTCAAGCAGAGTTTGATACTCTCACCGAGGAGGGTCAGGACATCGCCACAAGATGCCTGTCTCAATTCTCCGAGATGATCGGTCAGTTGGATCTGGGTGAGAGAACCAAGGAGGTTATCGAAGAGAGATTCTGGTATGAT